GTGTTGGGGTTGGGGTTGGGGTTCCGACGAGCGTCAGCCCTGGGGGTGCGGCCGGCGCCTTTTCCGGCGGAAAAGCGCTAGCCTGCGGTAGCAGGCTTTTCTTTTCTGCCGAAGCAGAAGAAGAAGAAGAAGAAGAAGGGGGGGGTTCTAAGGGGGGTTCGGAAACCCCCCTTGCCTTCTTCGGTCTACCCCCCTTGATGCCGTGCTCGGCGCCCTTGATACCGTGCTCGGAACCGTCCTTGCCGCCTTCTGCGCGAACCCTGCGCAAGTGCTCGTCTGCAACCATGCGCCGGCTGAAGATCACCCCATCGGCGTCACGCGAGAACACGTCAGCGGCTTCAAGTTCGGCGATCAGCTTCGCGCACTCCCTCTCGCTCAACCCGGTGTGTCGGCCGATCTGAGCGGTCGTCATGGGCTTGCAGTTGATGGTGAGATGCCCGTATGGCTCGCACTCGTGCGCGATGCACAGCATGTCGATCCACAGGCCGCGAGCGGCTATCGAACACGACTGCAGCGCCATGTCCTTGCGCCAGTCTGCGGGGTAGAACTGAAACGCCGGACGCCTCATGCCTTCGCCCTCTTGATCGCCTGCGCCGCCTGCGCCTCGAACATGCGGATGTACGGCGCCGCGCCCGGCAACCCCAGCGGGTTCTTGTCGAATCCGCCGTGCCGGTGCGGCGCCGGCGTGACCTTCTCGACGCCGCCCCAGGCGCGCGACACGAACCGCGGCGGCCAGCGGTGCTGGTGCACGAGCTCGGTGAAGAAGCCCGGCGCGTACGCCTCGCTCGGTACCGGGGGCTTGCGCGGGTGCCGGGGCTTCGCCAACCACGCGCCGATGCGCTCTGCGGCCTCGGCCTGGGCCTTGGCGATGACACGGCTGCCGTGCGCGACGGTCAGCCACTGCTCAAGCGAGCGGGCTGCGCGCCAGCGACCGCGCCCGTCACGCCGGGCGGCGCAATGGTCGATCGCGGCCTTGATGCGGGCGGCCTCGGTCATTCCACCCCCCCGACTCAGGGGATTGCGTCTGTGCGTTGCCGCACCCATAGGGGTCGCGGTCACTCGGTCCCCCTATCCGGCTTGGTCGGATTGCCGTCAAGCATTCGCATGAGCAGACTTGCGGCATGTATCCGGCGATCTATCTCTTTCTCCACGATGGGGACCAGCCACTCGATGCGGCCCATCCCGTCGGCCTGGGCCACGGCGTCCAGGCGCTGCAAAAACGAGCGAGTCACGTTGCCGCGCAGTTCAACATCACGAGGTTCAGCCATGAGTGATCAGGCGTGGGCGAGGTCGGCCGTGCAGGCGATGCTGGAGCGCGTGAGAAAGCTCGTCTTGCTTGAGCACATACGCCTAGCGCAAGAGTCGAAGTGACGCATCGCGCTCAGTCAGGCACGAAAAAACTCGCCGTGAAGCCTGCGGGCGGCCTCGGTGAAGGCTGCGGCTGCTTCGGCCGCGGTTTTGAAATACCCAAGATGACAGCGCACGCCGTCTTTGGTGATACGCGCCCGCCAGCCATTGCCTTTCCGCTCAACGCCTTTGAGCCCGGTCCTGTTATGCCGCGCCATCTTTCGGTTCGCCATGTTTTGCGCGTGCGTACACAGACGCAGGTTGTCGCGCCTGTTGTCCAGCGAGTCACCGTTCGCGTGGTCAACAAATTGGCCCTTGATGGCGCCGATCAACAGGCGATGCAACAGGACACGGTGGTTGCCGATGACGTACATGCAGGGTCCGTACCCCCGGGCGCTAAAGTCTTTGACTCGCCATCGGTAACCTTCCAATATTGGAAGGTCGGCGTCGTCGATCTGTATTTGGTGCCCGTCGATTTCGACAATCATCGGAATCGCCTTGTAGAAAAACCCACGGCGGCGAAGCCGTGGGCGAACCCGCGCCATGAGGAGGTGGAGATCGCGCGCGGGGGAGTGTTCATGCCGCAGCCGGTACGCGGTACTTGTCGCACTCTGGGCCAGCCTTCAGTGCCCCGCCGGTCACGGCCTCTAGCTGCAACTGGCGCAGCTCGGGCGGCGACTCGCCCCACTGAGCGACAGCGGCTTGGTTGATCCCCAACGCCTGCGCCGCCGCAGTCTGCGAGCCGAAGTGCTGCACAACATCGACCGTCTTCATGCGGCCGATCATAAGCGCACTTCTCGGCCAGCGCAAGCAGTTCGCTTATTGCCAGCCGTAGACTACACCGCACTGCGGCGCCCTAATGCATGGATGCCGTCGCTTGCCCAGAAGGTCTACGCCCTGCGCACGGCGCGCCGGATGTCGCAGGCGAAGCTCGCCGGGCTCATAGGCGTCTCTCAATCGGCCATCGCGCAGATCGAGAAAGGCAAGACAAAGAAACTCAGCGGCACGGTGTTGGCTGGTCTGTGCGAACACCTGCACGTCGTGCCGCAGTTCCTCACTGACGGCGGCGCCCTGCGTGGAGTCGAAGGCGGCGTGCTAGAGGCCGAAGCCTTGCACCTGTTCCGCAGCCTGGATGAGAGCCGGCAGCGAGCGGCTTTGCTCATGCTGCGCGGCTTGGCAGACGCGCCACAAAAGGCGACCACGCCACCTAAAAAGACCCTGACAGGCGCCATCGTCAGAACCTAGCTCGGATTGCATCGCGGCAACAGCCGTGAAAAAAACATAAGCGTGCTACTTGCACAACGATAGAAGTGCACTTATAGTGTCTCCATGCGCTGCACCAGCGGCGATGGAGACAAGACAGTGAGCGACTACGCGGCATTCCTCGAATCAAAGGCGCAGGCCGGCGCCGACAGCGGATTCGCGCCGCTGTGGCTTCCTGACTTCCTGTTCGACTTCCAGCGCGCGATGGTCGAGTGGGCCGTGCGCAAGGGCCGCGCCGCCATCTTCGCTGACTGCGGCCTTGGCAAGACGCCGATGGGGCTCGTGTGGGCGTCGAACGTCGCACGCAAGACCAGCAGGCCGACGCTCTACCTGACCCCGCTGGCCGTGGCTTCGCAGACCGTGCGCGAGGCCGCGAAGTTCGGCATCGACGCGACCCACTCGCGCGACGGGTCCAGCGCCGGGCACATCGTCGTCGCCAACTACGAACGGCTGCACTACTTCAGCCCGGATGACTTCGGCGGCGTCGTGTGCGACGAGTCCTCGATCCTCAAGTCCTTCGCCGGCCAGCGTCGCGGCGAGATCACGGCCTTCATGCGCAAGGTGCCGTACCGCCTGCTGCAGACCGCGACGGCAGCGCCCAACGATTACGTCGAGCTTGGCACCAGCTCGGAAGCCCTGGGCTACATGGGCCACATGGACATGCTCAATCGGTTCTTCAAGAACGATCTGAACAACAGCGCGCAAGGTCGGATGCGTGGCGAGGTCATCAAGTGGCGGCTCAAGGGCCATGCCGAGGAGCCGTTCTGGCGTTGGGTGTGCTCGTGGGCGCGGGCGATCCGCCGGCCGTCCGATCTTGGCTTCGACGACAAGGCATTCCAGCTGCCGCCGCTGAACGAGATCGAGCACTTGGTCGAAGCGCAGTCGCTGGCCGAAGGGATGCTGTTCGCGCTGCCGGCCGTTGGACTGAAAGAGCAACGCGACGAGCGCAGGCGCACGGTCGAGGAACGATGCCGCCAAGTGGCTGATCTGGTGAACAACACCGGCCAGCCGGCGCTGGTCTGGTGCCACTTGAACGACGAAGGCGACGCGCTCGAGGCAGCGATACCCGACGCCGTGCAGGTCAGCGGCAGCGACTCCGACGACCGCAAGGAAGAACGTCTCGAGGCGTTCGCAGACGGCAAGGCCCGCGTCCTGATCACGAAGCCGAAGATCGGCGCGTGGGGGCTGAACTTCCAGCACTGCAACCACATCACCTTTTTCCCGTCGCACTCGTTCGAGCAGTACTACCAAGCCGTCCGGCGCTGCTGGCGCTTTGGGCAGACGCGCGCCGTTCGGGTTGACATCGTGACGACCGAAGGCGAGCGCGGCGTGATGCGCAACCTGCAGCGCAAGGCCGAGCAGGCCGACGAGATGTTTTCGCGCCTGGTGGCCGAGATGAACCACTCGCTCGCCATCGCGCGGGCCAACAACATGACCAAGCCTGTGGAGGTGCCAGCGTGGCTGTGATCGACCAATGCGTGACCGACAAGTTCGCCATCTACAACGGCGACTGCATGGAGGTCATGGCCGCCATGCCGAAAGGCAGCGTCCACCACTCCATCTACTCGCCGCCGTTCGGCGGGCTGTACCACTACAGCAGCAGCGAGCGCGACCTGTCGAATTGCGACGACTACGACGCGTTTTTCGAGCACTACACCTTCGTCGTGCGCGAGCTGGCGCGCATCACCATGCCGGGCCGCATCAGCGCCGTTCACTGCATGGACGTGCCGCGCAGCAACAGCGGCACCGACGCGCTGATCGACTTTCCCGGAGACATCATCCGTCTGCACGAGCGCGAAGGGTGGCGCTACACCGGGCGCAGGATGATCTGGAAGGAACCGCTCGCGGTGCGCCTGCGCACGATGCAGAAGAACCTGGCGCACGCATCGCTGTGCGCCGATTCAATCGACTGCGGTGTTGCCAGCGGCGACCAGCTTCTTACGTTCCGGCGCGTGGGCACGAACCCGGTGCCGGTACAGCATCCGGTCGGGCTGATGGACTACGCGGGCGAGCGCGTGCCGCCGTCTGACGTCCTTCCGTTTCGAGGCTGGACAGGCAAGCAGACCGAGAACCGTTTTTCGCACTGGATCTGGCGCCAGTACGCCGACTGCATGTGGGACGACATCCGCATGCAGCGCGTGCTGCCCTTCCGCGAGGCGCGCGACGGAGAGGACGAGAAGCACGTCCACCCTCTGCAGCTCGACGTCATCGACCGTTGCGTGACGCTGTTCAGCAACCCAGGCGAAACCGTGTTCACGCCTTTCATGGGCGTCGGCTCCGAGGTCTACAGCCCGGTCATTCTCGGCCGTCGCGGAGTCGGCGCCGAACTGAAGCCGAGCTACTACCGCCAGGCCGTCAAGAACGTCCAGATGGCCGCGGCTGGGCGCAAGGATCTGGAAACGTCCGAGGCACTTGACTTTGATTCAGAGGAGGCAGCATGACAGACGGCTACCGCACCCACACCAAGACCGGGATCGCTTTTTCCAATCTCTCGGTCACGATCTCGACCGAAGACCGCATCCCAGGCAGCCTGTTCGACGCGAAGGCCACGCTGTCCCTGCACAGCGGCCCGATGTATGTGCAGACCTACCCCGATGCGGACGAACTCCGGGCGATGGCGCGGGCCATGCTCGCTGCTGCTGCCGACTTGGAACTGATGGCGCATCAGGTCGCGGAGGCAGCGTAATGCCAAAGATCGCCATCAAGTCGCGCTACGACGACAGCGTGCTGTACGAGTGCGATGTCACCGACGAACAGCAGGCGAGCGGCATCGCGCTTCGCGTTGCGCTTGAACGCGCGACCGCGGCCGGCGCCAACCTGAGCGACGCCAACCTGATCGGCGCCAACCTGAGCGGCGCCAACCTGAGCGGCGCCAACCTGATCGGCGCCAACCTGAGCGGCGCCTACCTGATCGGCGCCAACCTGAGCGGCGCCTACCTGATCGGCGCCAACCTGAGCGGCGCCTACCTGAGCGGCGCCAACCTGAGCGGCGCCAACCTGAGCGGCGCCAACCTGAGCGGCGCCTACCTGATCGACGCCTACCTGAGCGGCGCCAACCTGAGCGGCGCCAACCTGATCGACGCCTACCTGAGCGGCGCCAACCTGAGCGGCGCCTACCTGATCGGCGCCTACCTGAGCGGCGCCAACCTGAGCGGCGCCAACCTGAGCGGCGCCTACCTGATCGACGCCTACCTGAGCGGCGCCAACCTGAGCGGCGCCTACCTGAGCGGCGCCTACCTGAGCGGCGCCAACCTGAGCGGCGCCAACCTGAGCGGCGCCAACCTGATCGACGCCTACCTGAGCGGCGCCAACCTGAGCGACGCCAACCTGAGCGGCGCCAACCTGAGAGACGCCAACCTGATCGGCGCCAAGTATGGCGACATCACCATCAATCGCGTGCCGCTGCAACTCAGTGGGCTGCTGTGGAGTGTCGTCATCCTCGACGCGCACATGCAGATCGGACGCGAACTGCACTCGCTCGCCGAGTGGCGCGACTTCGACGATGCACGCATCGTCCTCATGGACGGCCGCAACGCGCTGCGCTTCTGGCGCGCTCACAAGACGTCACTGCTCGCGCTGGCCGAGTCGGATGGTCGCGGTGTTGATGCCGCAGCAGCGCAGGAGATCGCAGCATGAGCCACCACACCGACGCCCGCGAGATGCTGAACCGCGTGCGCTTCGCCGCCGCTCAGTCCGCTTACGACAACGCCGCGCCGCCTGACGACGAGCCCGACGAGATCGCAGAGCGCCGGGCGCAGATCGAAGAAGCGCAACTCGCGCTGATCGCCGCAGAGTCGATGCTGAATCAGGGCCGGCTGCTCACATGCGATGGGCTGATGGCCGATGCCTGCAACTGGCTGCTGCAGCCATGAGCGCCCCCCGCCACATCCGCCGCGCGCGCCGCAACGACCCCTGGGCGCCGACCGAGCGCCTGGGCCTCGAGGACCGGCCCGAGTTCCGATGGAACGACGAGTTGCCCACAGGCGATGCACAGGAACTCCCATTCGAAGACGGGCTGCGCCAGTACGACCTGGCGCGCGCCTTGATCGACGCGAAGGAGTGCGACGAATGAACAACCTGCCCCCGCACCGCAGCGCCCTGTCCGGGCGCACGCACTCGCGCCGCTGGGTCGCCAGCGACTACGACCCGATCAGCGTGCCGCCGAAGAAGACCGTGCACCCGGCCGAGCGCTTCTTCCTGCCGCTGCTGATCATCATCGTCGTGCTGCTGGCGTGGGGGTGGCTGTGATCGCGCGCGACATCCTCGAGCTCGACGACGCCGAATTCGACGCCGCCATCGAATCGGTGAAGCGGCGCATGCCGACGCCGCCCGGCGCGCGCCTGCAGCCCTACGAACCCGAGGCCGTCGACACAGTGCCGACCGACCGCTACGGCCTCGCGGACCCGGCGCATGCGTACCGGCCGGCGTGGTACGAGCAGGCGATGGCCGATCGCGTCGACTCCGGCTGCGGGCCGCTCAACGACGACCACCGCGACCAGCGCCGGAGCATGGAAGGGCTCGTCGTCGCCATCGTGCTCGGCTTCGCCTTCATCGGCACGCTGGCCGCGATCGTTTTCTGACCCCCGTACCACCAACCACAAGGACCGCCACCCAAATGAACGAGCCCATCCTCATCGAAAAGACCGCCCGCGACATCGCCCGCGAATTCATGCTCGGCGAAGTCATGGCCGCCGCCATGCGCCAGCTGCGCGCCATCGACAAGCCATGGCTTCGCATGCCCGAACAGGCGCAGAAGGACGTGATCGACGAAGTCAAGGCCGACGTGCGGCACGCCATCCGCGAGGCCGTCGAGATCATCGCCACCGACGACCGCACGCGCTTCGTCGCCGCCGTCGAATCGGTGACGTTCAAGGACGGCGTGAAGGCCGTGCTCACGATGGGCAACAGTGCTGCGTCGCACGAGCTTGCCGACACCGCGGGCGGGCGCGTATTCATCGTCATCGAAGACCCGTCGCGCTACACGATGGTCGGGTCGAACGCGCCGAAGGCCGACCCGGATCAGGCGCCGCTGTAGCCAAGCCATGAACGCCCCCGAACGCCTCCCGCTCGTCGGCCTGCACCGCGACATGCCGGCCGCCGACTACCACGCCACGGACGCCCTCGGCGCCACCGGCCTCAAGCTGCTGCGGCGCAGCCCGGCGCACTTCTACGGCGCGATGATCGACCCGCAGCGGCCGCGGCCAGAGCCGAGCGCAGCCATGCGTAACGGGACGCTGGTGCACTGCGCGCTGTTCGAGCCGGATGCGCTGGCCAGCCGTTACGCCGTCCGCCCTGCCGGCATCGACGGCCGCACCACGGCCGGCAAGGCCCTGCTCGCCGATCTGGCCGCCAGCGGGCGCGAGGTCGTCGACACCGACGCGATGGGCGCCGCGCTGCGCCAGGCTGCCGCGGTGCGCCAACTGCCCGAGGTCGCCGCGCTGCTGGCCGACGGCTACGCCGAGGCGTCGGCATTCTGGGTCGACGGCGAGACGGGCACGACCTGCAAGTGCCGCCCAGACTGGGTCGCGCCGGCCGGCGATGGCGTCGTGCTGATCGACGGCAAGACCGCGCAGGACGCCAGCCCTGACGGGTTCGGACGCGCCATCTGGACCTGGGGCTACCACCTTCAGGCCGCGTGGTATGCCGACGGATTCGAGGCCGCCACCGGCCTGCGCGTGCACGGCTTCGTCTTCGCCGCGGTCGAGTCGGCCTGGCCGCACGCCGCCGCGGCCTACATGCTCGGCGACGACGTGATCGAGAAGTCGCGCGCAGAGAACCGCCGGCTGCTGAACCTCTACGCCGAGTGCCGGCGCACCGGCATCTGGCCCGGCTACCCGGCCGGCGTGCAGCAGATCAACCTGCCGGCTTGGGCCAAGGTATCCAGTGCAGAAGATTGACATCATCGGCAATCAGTTCGGCCGGCTGCTGGTGCTCAACGAGATCGGCAAGCTCGGGCCGCACATCACCTACAACTGCCGGTGCAGTTGCGGAAACAACGCCATCGTTCGCGGCCATTCCCTGCGGCGCGGCGAGACAACCTCGTGCGGGTGCTACCGCCGCGACGCATCGCGCAACGCGCAGACGACTCACGGCATGTACGGCACGCCGACCTATCGCTCATGGCGCGCGATGCTGGCGCGCTGCCTCGACGAGCGGCACAAGCAGTTCGCCGACTACGGTGGGCGCGGCATCACCGTCGACGACGCATGGCTGCAGTTCGAGAACTTCTTCGCCGACATGGGCGAACGCCCTGAAGGCAGGACGCTCGACCGGATCGACAACGGGCGCGGCTACAGCGGCGGCAACTGCCGCTGGGCGACGCGATCTGAGCAGGCACGCAACAAGCGCACAGCGCGCATCTGAAAGGGAACCCATGAACGAAGTCCTCGACCCCTCGACCACGCACACCGACTTTGCGCCAGCGCGCGAGGTTGCCACCATGCCCGGCTTCACGAACAACGCGAACTGGGAACTTGCGCAGCGGATCGGCAAAGCCTTCGCGGCGTCGTCGCTCGTGCCGGCCGCGTACCAGAACAACTTGCCGAACTGCATCGTCGCGTTGGAAATGGCGAACCGCATGGGCGCCGCGCCGTTGCTCGTGATGCAGAACCTCTACATCGTGCACGGCAGCCCCGGCTGGTCGTCGAAGTTCCTGATCGCCAGCTTCAACCAATGCGGGCGCTTCACTTCGTTGCGCTACGACTGGAACGAGAAACGCGACGGGTGCCGGGCATGGGCCGTCGAGAAGTCGACAGGCGAACGCATCGAGGGACCGCTGGTCACGTTGGAAATGGCCAAGGCCGAGGGCTGGTCGTCGAAGAACGGCAGCAAGTGGAAGACGATGCCCGAGCTGATGCTGATGTACCGGGCCGCGGCGTTCCTCATCCGCACCTACGCGCCGGAGATCTCGATGGGACTGCAGACCGACGACGAGATCATCGACATCACGCCCGCGCCGCCGACGCCAATCGGCGGCAGCCTGGGCGCGGTGCGCGCGGCGATCGCGGCCAAGGCATCGCCGGCCACGCCACCGCCTGCTGACGTCGACGACGGCGCGAACGAGTCTGTCATCGGCCGCTACATGGCCGCCGTCGACAACGCGACCAGCGCCGAGACTGCTGCGCTGGCGATGGACGAGGCGCGCGACGAACTCGACGCGGTGCAGCTCGCGGCGCTGTCGGCGCACTACGCTTCCCGGTGGCCGGAGGCGGCGTGATGCAGATTGTGGTGTTCCCACGCGGCCAGTTGACCGCCCAGGACAAGAAGGCGCTTCGCGCGGCGGGCGTGGTCCCCGTGGAGGCCGACAACCCAAAAGAGGTTGTGGTTGTTCTGCCGCTGGCCGAAAGCGCGGACATGGTGTCGCCAAGCGACATGCTGATGTCTGCACTGAAGGCAGTCGTCGAAGGCAGCGAAACCGCCCGCTTCGCGCGTGAACTGCATCGCCGGATGGTGGAGCGCGAGGCGTCACAGCAAAAGGCTCTGCCATGACCACCCCGACCCTCGCCGCCCTCATGGCCCGCACCACCGCGGCCGGCGCCTGCCGCCTGTGGACCGGCGTCTTCGCCCAGGGCTCGCCACAGGTCTACGTCGACGGCCACTACCGCATGGTGCGCCGCCTCGTCGCCGAGCTCACCGGCCCGGCGCTGGCGCCCGACCAGCGCGCAGTCGCCCGGTGCCGCGATCCGCGATGCATCGCGCCCAAGCACATCGCGCGCATGACCGTGGCCGAGGTCGCGCAGCTCGCCGGGCGCGAGGGCCGGATGTCGACAGCCGAGCGCCGCGCAGCGATCGCCGCCGGCAAGCGCGCCAGCGCCGCGGCCAAGCTCGACGCGGCGAAGGTCGCCGAGATCAAGGCTTGCCGCACCGCTGCCGAGGCCGCTGTGCGCTTCGGCGTCAATCGCAGCCTGACGCAACGCATCCGGCGCGGCGAGTCCTGGCGCGAGACGTTCGATGATCTGCAGCCGCAGTGCCGCGTGATCGTCGCGCCGCCGATGCGCGATCGGTGGGCAGTCGCGGCGCCGGAGGTCGGCGCCATCACGGCCGACTGGCTGGCGCGGCGCGCGGAGGCAGCATGCGCCCCCGCGTGAGAGAAGCGGCCGACATCGTGCTCGCGGCGAAGATCGGCATCAGCCGCGCCGATGTCGCGCGCACGATGGGCTGCAAGCCGTCGACCGCGCAGCAGTATCTGCACGAGGCGAAGTCCTTCGGGCTGGTGATGCCCAGCGGACGCGGGTGCAAGTCGCTGTGGGTGCCGGCTGGCGTCACGCCGCCGCCGCGGGGCAGCAAAGAGCGGGTAGCGAGCGTGTGGGGGCTGGCGGCATGAGCGACGCAGAACTGAAACCCGTGGAGTGTTCCCCTGGCCTTGAAGACCGCGCCGCGTTCGAGGCGTGGATGGATCAGCCTGTTGCGGCTGGCGACGACCCGGCGCCATGGTTGTCGGACGCTGCGGAAGCGGCGGCGTGGCAGGCATGGAAGGCCCGCAGCGCAGAGATCGAGCGCCTGCGCGCAGAGCTTGCCGCAGCGCAGCCAGCGCAGCCGGTGGCGACCGTCACCGAGTGCGATGAACCTGAACACGGCCACTGGTACAGCCCCAACTTCGTGCGCGCATACAGCGAGGCTTGCGCCGCCGCTGCCGTTGCTGCCGAGCGCGCGGCGTGCGTGAATATCTGTGCCGGGTTTGAAATCGAAGGCGGGAAAGCATGGCAGTGCGCCCATGCGATCCGCGCCAGGAGCGGCTGACATGCTGACCGCCAAGGCCGTCGCCGCCATGCTCGGACTGAGCGCCAGGGCGGTCTACGACATCCCGGCTGACCGCCTGCCACGGTACGCCCTGGGCGCCGGCCGCGGTGCGGTACGCTATGACCCCCACGACGTTGAGGCGTACCGCCAATCGTGTCGATCTACCGCGACAAGGCCACCGGCCGATGGCGCTTCGACTTCGACCGCCGCTTCGACGGCCGGCGCGTTCGCAGGCGTCAGCTTCTCCCGGCCGGCTGGACACGAGCCCAGGCCGACGCCTTCGACAGCAAGGAAGGCGCGGCCCTGTCCGCGCTCGCGCACGGCATCGCCCGCCCTCGGCGCACCATTGACGACGCTGTCGGTTGTTTCAAGCGGGAGCGAGTCCCCGCGCTGAAGGCCGGCGCCAACGCGCTGCGCGAGATCGAGGCCACCCGCGACTGGTGGACAGGCCGCACCATCGACGAGCTGCCCGAGGTCTGCGCGGAGTACAACGCCGACCAGCACGGCGCCCTGGCCCCGGCCACCGTCAAGAACCGCATCGCCTACCTGCGCGCCGCCTGCCGGTGGGTCTGGAAGCGGCATTCCTGGGGCGATTCCGACCCTGGGGCTAGGGTGGTAGCCCCCACGGTCAGAAACGCGCGTGACGTGCCCGTATCGCGCGCCCAGATGGTGGCCCTGGCCCGAGCCTGCCGGAACCGGGGCGTTCGGGCTCTGATCCGTATCCTCTACTGGACCGGCATGCGCGTGAGCGAGGCGCAGCGCGCGGTGCGGAGTGATGGACTTTTCGTCCTGGCCGACACCAAGAACAGCGCGCCGCGGATCGTGCCGATGCTGCCGATCATCACCAGCGCCAGCCGCGTTCCGATGCCGCGCCGCAGCGAGATCGACTACTGGTGGCCGCTGGCCCGCGCCGCGTGCAACCTCGAGCACGTCCACCTGCACGACCTGAGGCACGCCGCCGCGAGCGCGATGGTCAATGCCGGCGTCGATCTTGGCACGGTCGGCGCGGTGCTCGGGCACAAGAGCGCGGCGACGACGAAGCGGTACGCCCACCACTCGACGCAGCACCTGGCCGACGCGCTGGCGCGGATCAAGAGGCGGGCATGATGGGAAAGAAGTTCCCCACGGCCTAGACGCGCGAACGGCCCGCAGGAGGGGCCGTTTTCATAGGTGGAGGCGCGATCCGGAGTCGAACCGGACTGGACGGATTTGCAACCGCTCGCCGGACTCCCCGCACAAGGCGCGCTCCCATGCGTGCGCCAGGCGCGCTGCCTGCATCAGGCGCCTGGATCGCGGTCAGGTGGGAGAAAAGTCCCCCACCGCTCAGTCCAGATCCCCGAACCCCGTAGCCACCAGCGCCCGCAGCGACAGCGCCGTCTCAGCCAGGTCGTCGGCGATGTCTCGCAGCCGGTGCGCGATCGCAGCATCCGCGACGTGGCCGGCGATCCAGTGCAGCCGGATCGACAGCTCGGTGATGGCGCGCTCGGCGTCTTGCACGGTCATCGGGCGCCCGCCAGTTCCCGCAGCAGCGCGTCGGCCGCGGCGACCTCGTGGTCTTCCATGTCGCGCCACGGCCCGCCCAGCGGCTGGATGCGCTTCATGGCGACCTCGGGGATGTAGTCGATCGCCACGAACATCAGATCGACACCCGGCAGCGCCGGCATGGTGCGCAGCGGCACGCGGCGGCCGTGCAGCTTCGCGCAGCCGCTCCAGCCCTCGAATCTGAGGCGCGTGGCGTAGTAGGCGTCCGACACTCATGGCCTCAAGGTGATGTCGCGCTCTTGCGCCCGTGTCGCTGCCCGGCGCACCGCGGCGATGCCGCGCAGGACGCCTGCCTTCGTGCGGTAGCCCTCGCCCTGCGCCACGATCTCGCCGTTGCCGGCGCGCAGGTGCCAGCGCCAGTCGCCGTCGGCGCTGCGCCAGTAGTTGAACTTTGGCATTCGGGTCATGTCGGGCCCCTCGCCGCGTCGTAAAGGCGCTCGCACGTCAATCCGGCCCGGCGGGCAGCGTCATAGCTCGCAGCCAGTTCGCGCGCCTCGTCGTCAGCGCGTCCGTACAGGTCGGCGAGCACCAGGCCGGGGCCGGCGGCTGTCTCGCCTCCTGCGGCAGTGGCGGGATCTCCACCTGGCGCAGCGGTGGCGGCGGCAAGGCGCGCGACGTGGCCGCGCAGCCGGTCAGACACAGTGCGCAGATCAGCAGCGCGACGCGCATCCAGCGCGGCATCCTGGCGGGCATCCTCGACCTCCTTGGCGGTGACGTTGCGCAGCACGCGCTCGCGCTCGCGCAGCGCCTCGCTTTCGACGCGGCTGGCGCGCTCGGCGTCGGCGGCCGCCGCGGCGTGCTCGGCGCGCACCTGCGACAGTTCGGCATCCGCCGCCATGTCGCGCAGCTTCCACCCCGACGTGGCGCCAACGGCCACGGCGGCAGCGACGATGGCCGCGATCAGGTAAAGATTCGCCACAGCCACCACCCCGCGTAGAGCAGCGCGATCGCCGCGCCGACGACGAGCAGCACCATGCCGACGGCGCCCACGGCCACGATGCGCTGCTTCCAGTCCATCACGGCGCCGGCTCCTTGTCGGCCTTGGCCTTCGGCGCCAGCGCGGCCTCGGCCACGTTGGCTGCCGGGTAGCCCAGCAGCGCGGTGATGATGATGGTCGTCGTGCTCTCGTCGTCGAGCAGGCCGCGCCAGCGCAGGAACGTCGCCAGCGCCAGGCCGACCAGCGCCAGGATGAACTTGCGCGAGGCGTAGCGCGTGCTCACCCGATGGCCCCCAGGGATGGCGGCTGCTCGTGCCGGCCCTCGCACAGCTTGCGCTCGGCGGCGCGGCGCTTGATCAGCCCCGGCAGTTGCCGGCCGCCGGCCCACGTCCACCGGGACAGCTCGGCGCAGGCGCCCATAACGTCGCCCGCGTTCAGCTTGCGCATCAGCGTCGAATTGCAGGCCGCGCCGGCGCCGACGTTGAAGATGAAGCTCAAGAGCGCCGCGTGCACATGCGGCAGCAGATCGACTTTCACGCAGCGCAACAGTTCGGCGTTGTGCTCGATCAGGTCGTGCGCCAGCAAGTCGGCGCATTCCTCGGCGGTGTAGCTGCGCCCGAGCCGCGCCGTGGCAGTGTGCCCGACGCAGGCGGTGACGATGCCGATCGGGTCGAGGTAGCCGCGGCGGATCTCGCCTTCCCAGTGGTAGACCACGGGCGCGGCCAGGCCCATCACCGCCACGCCCACCATCATCGCGGCGCGCGGGTGGATCATGGCCCGATCCCGATGTCGGGCTTGCTGCCGGTGACCGTGTAGTACGCCCACCAGAAGCCGGCCAGCGCCACGACCAAGCCCGACGTCCACACGATCGCGCGCTTGAGCACCTGGGCGGCCGTGGTGGTGGCGCGCACCGCTTTCAGCAGTTCGGCGTCCTGGGCCATCTGCTCGCGCACCGCGTCGACCGACTTGGCGAGTGCCGCCACCTGCCGGGCCGCCTCTTCCAGCTGCTCGCGCACCTGCTCGAGCGCGATCGACTGCTTGCGCGAATGCACCAGCAGCACGGCGAGCTGCTTGTCGCGGGTGATCGACGGGTTGTCCTGGCCCTCGGCCACCAGACGAGCCCAGTCGCTCTCGATCGTCATCGCGTGCGCCCTACACCTTCGGCATGAACTTGTGCCCGACCGTGCCGCTGACCTCGGTCTGGCAGCTCGATTGCGGGCAGCGAATGGTGTAGACGATGACCTTCCCGTCGACCTCTTCGTGGTTCGTGCCACGCATCAGCACTGTCACCGTCGCCTCGGTCGGCGAGACACCCGCGACGGTGACGCTCTGCACGTAGCGCGTCGCCAGCTCGTCAGGGGGGCCGATGCCGACTGTCTCGTTGTTCGACGCTGCGGTGAGGTGGCCGCTGCCGGCCGCCATCATCACGGCCAGGCGCGCCTCGGCGCTGGCGGTCGCCGACTCAGCGACCTTGGCCCTCGCGGCATAGTCGAGGTACACCGGCATCGCGATGGCGGCCAGGATTCCAATTATAGCCACCACAATCATCAATTCGATCAGCGTGAAGCCGGATTCCGCTGTTTTCCACGTCCTATTGCGGACAATACGGTTGATCCAGTCGTTTGACATCTCGAGGTCCTTTGCGATTTCAAATTGACGCTCACCAAGCGCGAACCTGCGCCGGATGCTCACGACCAAGGCGGATGTGATCTTTGCGTTGGGGTGCTCTTCACCTCGCAACTTGATCGTCTTGTTCACGCGCCCCTTGCGGCTGGCGTCTTGGATGTTGTCGCGCTGGGTGCCAAGAAACAGATGCTCGACGTTGACGCAGGCCGGGTTGTCGCAGCGGTGCAGAACGTACATCCCCGACGGTATTGGCCCGTGAGCGCGTTGGTACGCCCAACGGTGAGCGCCCATGCGCTTCCCGCTGTCTAGAAACTCTCCGTACCCGTACTGATTCCCGCCCGCAGTCCACTCCACGCAGCCCGATTCCCGCGGCGCGCACTTCTCCGCGAACCGCACCGCGCTGGTCGTTGGTTTTCTGCCGGCCATGTCAGACGGCCTTGACCAGAAACCGGCAGGCCAGGTTCTTCGGCCGCGTCTCGGTGCCGCCGGTCGACTGTGTCGCGCCGGTCGTGTTAACCCCGGTCGATGCGTTCGCCACCAAGGGCCCGTTCAGGTCGGTGTCGGTGATCGTGATGGCGTGCGTGTGCGCCTTGATCTCGTCGGCCTGCGTCGAGCCCAGCGCCCGGCCAGGGTCGACGCCGGCGGTGTTGTCCCAGCCCCGCGGGAAGTAGCCGCGGAAGTCCGGCAGCCCGAAGGTCAGCGACCCGTCACCGTTGCCGAAGCTGGTGCTCCACAGCGCGAACAGCGCCGCGTGCGTGGTGCGGTTGCCGACGCCGCCTTCGAGGGCCAGGTAGCCGCTCGGCAGGGCGCCGTGGAACCACATGATCACGGTGCCGACCGGCACGGCCGAGGCCGCGCCGTTGATCGCCGCGATGGACGCCGCGAGCGCCGCGTCGGCCGCGGTCCTGGCCGCCGCCTCGGCCGTAACAGTCCCGGCGAGCGCCGTATCCGCTGCGATGCGCGCGGCGGTCTCGGCCGCCAGCGCCGCGCCGGTGGTCGACCCTGACGTCCCGGTCGAGATGGCGTCGGTGAGCTGCTGCAGCGTCACCGGCTGCAGCGCCGCCTGCGCGGCGCCGACCAGGTTGAACCGCCCCGTCATCGTCACGCCGCCGGCCAGCGGCACGTAGTCCCCGACACTGAGCACGGGCACCGCCGCGACGTCGTCCCAGCGCTTCACCAGCGCGTCGGCCGGCGTGTGCAGCGCGATCGCGTATTCGGCGTCGTCGGCCAGCCACAGCGAGCAGCGCCCGTCGGCGTCGAGCACGATCGGGTTCGTGTTCGCGGCGCTCTCGTTCTGGTCCGCGTAGCTGGTCTTCGGCGTCGTCGTGCCCGTCTCGTAGGTGTAGAGCAGGTAGCCGGCCGCGGGCAGCCCCGCCGAGTCGAAGAACTGGACGTTGAAGAAGGGTGCAAGTCCGGCCATTGGGTGCTACGCTTTCTGGATGACGACGTTCTGGGCGATGCTGCTCAAGCCGCTGCTGGTGCTCATCGTTGTTGCGTGCTGGCGCCTATCGCGGGCAGCGCTGCGTAGGGGGCTAGACGCCGCAGTTCGTTGGCGAGAGGCTCGGCGGCAGCGGGGCGGCGCGCGATGAGTGCGGCCAGCGCGTTCTGCCCGGCGCGCGAGTAGAGGATCGGCGCAGCCAGCACGCCGGCAGCCGTACCGGGGCCGATGAGCCCGCCAGCAGCACCCCCAGCGCCCAGCGCGGTCAGCGTCCGAAACGGCGTCCCTGAATCCGGCACCTTCGACCCGAGCACCGACTTCGCCGGCTCCGACAGGTCTTGCATCAGCGCGTCGCCACGCGCGAACGCGGCCTTGTCCTTCGAGCGGTCCATCGCCTTGACGGCGTTCTGCAGCTGCGCTGCGCTGAAGACGCCCTCTTCGGCGCCGACGCCGGCCGCCGCGCGCTGCACGCGCTTGAAGTTCGCATAGCCCTCGTTGATCGCCTTGAGTTCGGGCGCGAACTGCGGGTTCGAGCGCAGCACGTTCCCACGCAGGGCCGATTGCACCTCCAGCAGCGCGTCGCCGAGCATGCGCTGATCCGGGTCTGGAGAGGTGCGAAACCGGCTCGCAAGCTGCCCGATGTCGGACTCGATGCCCTTCATCGTCTGCCCGGTGATGGTGGGCGCGCCGCCGGCGCCGGGCTGGAATTTCGACAGCACCTGGCTCTGCAGGATCGCCTCGAAGCGCTGCGCCATTGCGGGGTCGATCGACCCCGTGCCCATCATCCGCTGCAGGTTCTGGATTTCGGACATGAACTGGCCGTCGGCCTGCGTCGTCAGCTTCGGCAGCAGATCGTCGTAGCGCTTGCCCAGCGTCTCGCCCGCGAACTCGATCGCATCGCGCCCGGTCATGCCCTTGGGCATCTTCGCGCCGATGGGTGTCAGGGAGCGCTCGATCGCAGCGCGGTTCAGGTCGGCCACCGCCCGCCCCTGTGCGCCCTTGATCGCATCGCCGACGATCGGCACGGATGTCAGCCCTTCCTCGATGCGCTTCGAAGTGCCGCCGAGCAGTTGCCCAGGGGTTGGCGTCACACCCTCTTTCAGCAGCGCCAGCGCGTTCGCGTCGGTCTGCGGGCGCACCACGCGCGCAAGGCCGCGCAGCGCAGCCTGACCGCCAGCGCCGCCGGCAAGGCCCCAGGCGGCATTTGCGCCGCGCTCTGTGATGTCCTCGGCCGGCTGCGCGGCGCCGGCCAGCGCCCCTAGCGTCGCCGCGCCCTTGATCGTGGTCGGCGCCATCGCCGACACGCCGGCCCCGGTCAGCGCCGAGCCGGCACGTGCGGCGCCGGCAAGGCTGGCGAGCTTCCCGGCGCCGGTGAGCGCGCCGCCAGGCGCCATCACCATGCCGACCTGGCCGGCGATGTTGCCGACCTGGCCGGCGCCGGTGTTCATCAGCGGGGCGTCGAGACGCCGCCGTTCGGCCACCTCCCCAGGCTCGGACATGCCGACCAGGCTGCGCAGCCCGAGGCCGGTGTCGCTGATCGCCTTGCCGATGCCGGCCAGCACCCGCTCGCCGGTGCCCATGTCCTTCGTCGGGTCGAACTCGGCGCGATCGGCTGCGGCCTGCTCGGTGCGCGCGGTGCTGCCGAAGGTCTTCGCCGCGAACGCCTCGATCTGCGCCGGCGTGGCGTCGTCAGGGCCCTCGAAGACGTGGATCGCCCCGTCCGGCCCCTGTACGCGGTAGCGGGCCACGGGTCACTCCTTCCCGAGGTAGCGGAAGCCGCCGCCTGCCGCTGGCGCCGGCGCGGCGCCAAAGTCACCGGACGCGCCACCGGAGGCGCCGCCCAGCGTCTCGAGCCAGCGCGAGTAGTGCCGCTCGATCTTCTCCAGCGCCTTGCGCAGTTCGCCAGGCGTCTGCAGCTGGTCGAGCGACGCCACCGTGGCCTGCAGCGCGATCAGTTCCTGCACCGCCACCTGCCCCAGCGCGCCGCCGGTCGGCGACTCGTCGCGCATCTGCTGCAGTCTGTCGAAGCCGAGGTTGGCCTTGATCGTCGTCAGCTTGGCTTGCAGGTTTCGCGCCGACGTCGCGGGGACGTTCGCGATCAGCCCGCCTACGCCTGCCGTGCTGATGCCCGTCAGTTCCTTGGCCTCGCGCACGGTTTCCAGCACCGCTGCGCCCTGCGCCCGCGCCGACTCCTGCCGCGCCTTCGTCTTGGCTCCAATCTCGCCGGCCTTGATGTCCGCAGGGCCGCCCGGCACAGCCTCCATCGAGCCGTCTGCCTTCCAGCGGTATCCGGCCGGTGGCTTGCCGAATTGCTTGGCCAGCGCGACCTGTGCCGGCCCGCCGGCGTCAGCGGTCAGCGTTTCCCGCGCCCGCGCGTCCGTCATGTCCTGCCCGCGGCGCGTCGTCGACGCCGACACGTCCTGCCCTCGCTTGGTCAAGCCCTCGGTGGCGACGTTGTGCCGCCCCGTCTCGGCCGCCTTAACCTCTTCGAGCTTCTGCTTCAGCCACCCCTCCATGCCCATCGCCGCGCGCTGGCGCCACTGGTCGAAGCCGGCCGGATCCTGCGGGATGCTGCCGATGGCCTTCTCGATCGGCCCGAGCGACTGCATGTGCTGCGCCAGCAGCGGGTCGGCGTACTGCGCCTGCAGCCAGCGCTGCGCACCGGCCGGCGAGCCGATGTAGTCGAGCGCGCCGCGGTAGCGCTTGAGCGCGTCGGCCTGCGCCTCGCCGAAGGTCTTCTCGGCCGTGGCCGCGTCCTTGGTGATCTCGCCGCGCGTCTTACGGCGCTCGAGCATGCCCTTCTCGAAGTCGCCGGCGGCATCGAACTGGCCCGCGCCGCGCAGCCCGGCCAGCACCTCGTCGTCGGGCTTGCCGGCCAGCGACTGCTGCAGCGCAGCGAGCGCGTTCGCGCGCTGGCGCTGCGCCTGGAACTCTTCGAGCTTGGCCGTGTTGAACGTGCGCGCCAGGGCGTTGTTCGCCATCAGGTCGCGCTGGTTCGTGCGGCGGTCCTGCAGCTCGTCGAACTCGCCGGCGTACTGCACGGCGCTGCGCTGCTGCGGCGCGAAGGCGCGGTAGATAGATGCGTCGATGGCCATGTCAGCCCGCCCAGGGGTCGTAGCCGGGCCCGGTGCCGGTGTTGTTGCGCCACCCGGCGACGCCTCCACCTTGCTGCCCACCAAGGTACGAAGACCCGATGCCGGCCAGCTGGTTGATCCCGTTGCTCCAGATCTGCCCCTGCTGCAGCGCCGCGGCGCCCTGCGCGTTGGCGTTGTTCGTCCAGATGTTGCCCAGGTTGTTGGCCGTGCCGGTGGCGAGGTTGCCCAGGGCGCTGGCCTGCCCGGTCAGGAGCGCCGTGCGGTTGCCGGCGTTGTCGAGCATCGCGCTGCCGACCCGGTTGGCGTTGCCGCCCACGAGGTTGCCGACGTTGTTGGCGTAGGTCTGGTTCGCCGACCCCACGCGCGCCGTCTCGTCGCGGCCCATGTTCATCAAGCCGCTGATGCGGTTCCAGCGGTTGCTGTAGTCGGTCTGCGCCCGGTTCCAGGCGTCGCCATACTTCGTCGTCGCGTAGTCGTTGCCGTACTGCGTCAGTTCCTTCAGGGCCTGGCCGCTGTAGAGCCCGCCGCGGGCCGCCGCGGTGCCCTGCGTGGCGTCCAGGCCCTGCTGCAGGCCGAACTGGTAGCCGGGCTCTGCCATCACCGAGGCCGCGTCCGGCGTCGGGTTGATGTCCAGCATCTGGCGCAGGCGCTGCAGGGCGTCCAGGCCGGTGTCCATGTACGGCTGCGCGCCGGCGGTGATCGAGCCGAGGGCGGCGTTCTGCGCGTCCAGCGAGGTGCCGAGTGCGCCCTCCTGCATCGCCCGGTAGTCGGCCAGTGCCTGGCGCTGCGCCTCGGTCGACTGGTCGACGGCGTTACCCCATGCGTCCTTCGCCTCGGTGGCGCCCTGCAGCTGCGCGTTCGCCGCGTCCTGGCTGGCCTGGCCCTGCTGATCCGCGGCCTTCTTCGCCGCGTCGCTCTGCAGCTTGGAGCCGACGAGGGACGCCCCGGCTACGGCGACCATGCCCCAGCTCACGACATCACCTCACGGCGGCATCGGTCGATCAGCGCTTGCATGTCTGGGTCCTCCGGCTCGATGTGCTCGGCCTCGATCTGCACCAGGTCCCGGGCGTCGTCGGGGTTCAGGTGCACGGTCACGAAGGTCGTGTCCTCGTGCGCGTACACCACGCGCTTCGCCCCGGGTCGGGACGACTGCACGTAGCCCGCGGCCACCTCGTAGCGGCCGAACTCGTCGACCACCGTGGCGCGGCCCTTGACGACCATCATCAGGTGGCCGTGCTTGTGGATCTTGCCGACGACGACCATCCCGGCCGGCATCGAGAACTCGCGCCCGTACATGCCGGGGGCGAAGTGGTGCACCGCCTCGGGCATCGCGCACTGCAGCGGCAGCATGGCCGCCTGCAAGCGCTGAATCTGGTCCCGGCTCGGCGGCGGTTTCGTCGCCGGAGCCAGCATCCCGGAGTAAGTGACGGTGATCCGCATCAAGTGAGCGCCCGCTAACGTGAGCGCATACTAACCCGGAAAGCCGCGTGGTGTCTAGTTCACCTCTCGCCCGGAGATCCTGATGACCAGGGAATCCGCCGCCCCGGCGATGGCGCTGATGAAGTCGGCCTCGTTCAGCACCTGGCCCTCGAGCTCGGCCAGCGCCACCAGCGCGCCGTCGGCGACAGAGAGGGCGTCCACGAGCAGGTTCGAGGCCCCGGCGGCGTCGCCGCTCTGCACCAGGTTGAGCGACAACGTGACCGCGCCGCCGCTGGCGTTGCTGACGATGATCGAGTCGATGATCGTGCGCGTGCCGGCCGGCGCGGCGTACAGCCTCGTCTGCGCGTTCGGGACGTAGCCGGCCTGGCGCAGGCACCGTGCGGTTTCGGTCATGGCGCGGCCTCCAGCGCGGCCACGCGCGCTTCCAGGGCGGCGATTACCGCCAGCAGCTCGGCCCGGAGCGCGGCCAGCGCGGCGGCCTCATCCACCGCGCCGCTGGCGAACCAGCGCACCCACTCCGGCCGCATGTAGCCGCCGGTGCCGATCAGCGGCACGACGGACGGGTTCGGCATCTGCGCCATCAGGCCATCTCCACATTGACGCCCACCGGGTTGAAGGGCGCGTCGTCGGTCATGCGCATCTCGTAGACGCGGTCGAAGGCCGACCCGGTGCGGCTCCAGCGCACGCGCTGGCTGTAGCGGCCGATATCGCCGTTCGTCGCCTCATGCCAGTTCGACCAGGTGGCGCCGTTGTCGTCCGACCAGCGCAGCAGGATCTTCTTGGCCTCGGCCTTCTCGCAGATGACCTCGAGGCTCGGGAAGCGCAGCCGGCGGCGCCCCGGCTCGCTGATGACCGGCGCCACGCGGTCGCGGCACTTCGGGTCGCCCGCGAAGGTGTGCTCGTTGCGGTCGAGCTTGTAGATGAGCCCGTCGTCGGCGCCGAGGAAGTGGTAGCCGTAGGCGAAGGCGTGACACGTCGCCCGCCACTGCCGATATTCACCGTTGACCAGCTCGGCCCGCTCGTGCCACTGGCCGAAGGTCATGTCGTAGACCAGCGTCGTGTCGACGCCGGGCACGTTCAACAGGTAGAAGTGCTGGCCGCCGTCGCTGTAGGCGTAGGCGCGCGCGTAGAGAAGATCCAGGCCCTCGAACCTCTCTTCAATGGCGCGCGTGCTGATGCGCGTGCCGCGGCCCGAGAGCACCTGCGCCTGGCCGCGCCGGTCGCGGCCGAGCCAGATCGGGATGCCGCCGACGAGCTGCGCGGAGAATGGCGCGGCGCACCCGTACTGGATGAACTCCGACTGTGCCCGCTCGAAGACCACCAGCCCGCCGACCGAATACCAGATTTCCGACGAGTCCTCTCCGAGAAGCAGCAGCTCGCGCTGCGCGGCCAGGATCGACACCAGCTTGTCGGGCGATCCCTCGGCGCTGGCGAAGTCCAGCGCGGCCGCGCTCGTGGCGTCGCCCAGCGCCGTCCACTGGAAGCGCTGCGAGCCGCGCTGAATGCCGACGATGCGCTGGTCGACGAAGGCGATGCGGTCCCCGGCCGTCCAGTTGGCCGTCGTCGTGAGCGTCGTGCCGTCCCACACGTAGAGCCAGCTTCCGTCCGTCAGCACGAGCTGCGTCAGGTTCTGCTCGAAGTCGACCGGGCCGGCGGCCGAAAACAACGTGCCCAGCACCGTCGCCGCGCCGTCGCCGTCGATGCGCAGCAGGTCGGTTTCCTTCACGGCGAACAACACGCCGTTGAAGGTGAAGAGGCCCCGAATTTGCGCCATCTATCATCCCCACGCCGTTGCGCCACTGGGGAGCGAATAAACAAAGGCTGTGGCGCCCGTGTTCAGCGTGGCGGACGGGGTTCCGCTTATCCGACCCCACGCTGGGTACACAACGCCAGTGCGGCCTGTCTGGTCTGGGCTTGCATTCGTCGCGCCATTGAGGAAGTACTTGATCGCGCCGCCATTGATCCAGACGCCAATGGTGTCTACCCCGCCGACGGACGCGCCCCCAGACCCCACATATGGTGAGTTCCACCCACCGCCGTTGTAGTAGGTATCCATCGATGGCCCAGCCGCGAGCCTCGCGCCGAACCCGTCGCCGGCCCCGGGCGCCGCTGCCAGCGAACTTGCCGCCAGCATGAGCCCTGTATTGGACTGCCCGCGCTCGGTGTCGGGCAGGTAGACCTCGAAGTAACGGTTCTCCGACAAGTCCCTGCCCTGCAGGCCTCTAACTGCCCCGGCATTGGTCCCGGTGGCTGTCGTATCGCCGTTGGACAACGTGATATCGGCGTCCTTGTCTGCTGCGTTCCACGTCCCCACACCGCCCGTCGCTGCCGCAATCATCAGCAGGGCTTGATGCGGAGCCCCCATGAGCAGGCGCCGATCTCGGATGGCGAGGCGCCGCAACGAAGGCAGTACCAGCCCGGAATCCGCATCGATTCGCCACTTGCTCACGTCAGTCCCGTCCCGCTGATGATCCACTCAGTCGATGCGACCTTGAGTGCGGTGGCGATACCGTTCGCAGCCAGCGTGCGCGAGCCCGTCGTGCCGGCGCCGGCCAGCCGCATCGTGTCGGTGGTAATGGCGATGGTCAAGTCGCCGGCCGAATCTTGGTTGACGAAGGTAATTGCGGTGCCGATGGGGTAGGCGACGTTGGCGTTGCTGTCGATCGTGAACGTGCGCGCCGTGGTGTCGGCGCTCGGGTGCAGCAGGTGCTTGCCGGCGTCGGCCAGCACCGTGGTGTAGGCCGCGCTCTGGCTGTTCTGCGGGATGTTCAGGTACCCGATCGACGCCGACGCCGGCGGGAACGTCATCGTCGTGCCGTCGGTACCCGCCAGCGTGATGCTGTTGCTGAAGGTCAGCGTCTTGCCCGACGATCCGGTCAGGGTGAACGTGCCGGCAGTCAGCGTGTTGCCGTTGTAGGTCTTGTTCGTGAGCGCCTCGGACCCGGCGAGCGTCGCCAGCGTGCCGGTGGCCGGGAAGGTCACCGTGCCCGAGCCGGCGGCGGCCGGCGCTGCGAGCGTGATGGCGCCGCTGCTGCTGCCGGCCATCTTCAACGTGGTGTCGTTGAACGTCTTGGCGCCGGTGTTGGTTTGCGTGCTGGCAAGCACCATATCGCCGCCGGCGGCCGGCGCCGCCGATGTCCAAGCCGAGCCGTTGCTCGTCAGGAGGTTGCCGGAGGTTCCCGGCGCAACATGCGCCAGCACGTCGGTTCCGATGGCGAGCCCGAGCGTGGTGCGCTGCGCCGATGCGTCCGCGTCGTCGAGCAGCGCCTTCCCGGCCGCCGTCAAGTCGAAGGTACCGGCCGTGCCGGAGCCGGTGAACTGGATGCCCTTGTCGGCCGCCGACACCAGGGACGCAATCGCGGCCAGTTCGGCATCGTAGGCTTGCACGTTCACGCCGATGGCCAGGCCCAACGTCGTGCGCTGGGCGGCTGCGTCGGCATCGTCCACGAGCGCGCGGCCGGCGGCCGTGAAGTCCGCCAGCGCCGCGGTCCCCGAGCCGGTGAAGTAGGGCAGCTTGTCGGCGGCCGAGGTCAGACCGGCGATCGCCGCGAGCTCCGGGTCGGACAGCGCCGCGTTGTAGTAAGCCAGCGACGCCCACGCCGTCGACCCGTCGCCGATCTTGATCTTCGACGTGTCGAGCTCGATGCCGAGCTCGCCCTCGGCGAGCGTCGGGTTCGCGCTTGTCCAGTCGGCCGCCGAGTCGCGTCGGATTTGAATCTGCTGCGGCATGCTCTATGCCCCCCCGCCTTCGATGGGGCCGATCGCCCCGTAAGTGGAATCCGCATGGCCGCCGTCAATGACGGTGGTGCCGCCTGGCAGGGCCTCAATCACCGTCACGCGGTCGTCAAGGTCTTCGGTGCGGTTGAGCAGCGCCTGCGCCTGCGCGTTCATGATCGCGCCGGGGCCGGCCAGCGCCAGCGTCGTCGTCTCGAGCTGGACGACATCGTCCCAGCCTGCTGTCGGTGTCAGGTTAGCCATTGCGCAGTGCGTCCAGGTCTTGAATGCCGTTCAGGCGCCATGTCCCGTCGAGCGCGAGCGGGCCGCCGGCCACTGACGCTGTGAAGAGGGAAAGCCCAGGCGCATCCTTGAACACCCACGCCGTGCGCTCGTTCCCAGGCTCCAGCGGCACCGGGACGAGGTTGACCGAGCGCTGCAGCGAGTGATGCCGCCGGCGCAGGTTGTACGAAGGCCCGATGAATGGGATCGTCGCCATCACGAAGCCAGGTGAACCTGCACGCGCAGGGCGCGGGACATGCCGCACTTGACGATGCGCTGATCGGCGCCGACCGTCGCCAGGCTTCGCTCGGTCTGGAAGCGGTCGCGCTGCTGGCGGTAGTAGAGCGTCGTGCCGCGGATGTAGAAGAACAGCACGTCGTTGCTGTTGATCAGCGACGCTGGTGCGCGCTTGTCGTCCATCGTCACGAACGGGCTGCGGTCTTCGGCATTGAAGACCGTCGTGACGTGCTCCTCGGGCACCGTGTCGTACCAGTAGAGCTTGGTCACGCCGTCGGCCATGTAGCCGATCGTCGGCCTCATGTTTTGGTCGAATGCCAACGACACCTCGGTGATGTCGGTGTCGGTGATGACCGTGGTTTCGGACGAGTACGGCTCCGGGCCGACGCGCACGTCATCGCCAACGAGCCGAGCGCGCCAGTCCTGCACCATCAGGCCCTGCGACGGGTCGTTGAGCGCGATGCCGCCCAGTTCGTAGTCCTCGACCAGCGACGGCCGCCCCTCGTCGTCCGGCGGCAGCAGATCCACCGCGATGCCGATCGGGTCGAGCGCGTCGCCGGGCAGGCTCATGGCCGGCGGGCCCAGTTGATGCTGTAGTTCAGCACCAGGGTCTTGGTGCCGTCCTTTGGAATGACGGGATCGAAGAGGTACTGAAAGACACCGAACGCCCACCCCGCCCGCGTCACCTTTATGCCGCCTGACTCGTTGCCTTGGACGAGCGAATAGGACTCGTAGCCGGTGCGCTGAAGCGAGCTGCCTACGTAGGCGTCTGACGTCTGCGTGCCCACCGTTCCAGATCCACCTCCGGTCGGGCCGGCGGTGATCGCGCCGATTGTCTCGGATGCGGCGAATGCAGTTTGCCCGTTGTACCCGAAGGTGATGGCGTTGTTCGGCACCGGCCATCTCGACGTGTCGTTGACGCTGCTCGCTCGCCCCGTCACGTCGTAGTCCACGCCGCTGATCGTGACCACGTCGGGCCCGATGTCGATCAACGGAGGGAAGACGCTCAGTTGGTACACGATGTCGAGCTGCTGCGCGCTGTTCACCGCGATCGACGTGGGCGACCCGCCTCCATCGAGGATCAGCGCGCGGCTGAACATATTGGCGCCGCTGGCCCAACCGACACCAACCTCTGTGTAATTGCCGTTCAGTGCCCCGAGCGTCGTGCGAAAGACGAAGGTGCGGGTGTTGTTGTAGGGACTAGACCCCAAGGCGGAAATTAAGCCGTCACCCGTACCCGTCGTCGTCGTGAAGTGCGTCTGCGTGTCCAGGCCGTTCTGCGTCACATCAGGGGTCGACGTGCCCGTCCCGATGGCCGCCCCCGCGATGATGAAGTTCGTTCCCCACCGCTCCAGCCCCTGATTGAGAATGATGTTGTCGAACCAGGGCGTACGCTCGAGCTCGATGCCGCGCTCGTGCTTGACGAGCTGGTAACGTCCAGCAGCGCAGACCTTCGATGTCGGCATGCCGACATCGACGAAGCGCCGCGTCGGGATGATGAAGCCAGCGTTGGGGCGAATGATCATGAGAGTGTCCCGCCGGTCAAGGCATGCGTCACGTCGACGTTCTCGACGGGCCAGTTGCTGTAGCGCAGCAGTACCACGGCCAGCGTGCCGCCAGCAAGGGCATGCGTGATGTCCACTTCCTCGGGCGGCCAGTCGTCATAGGTCAGCAGCACCAATGTCAGAACGCCGGCCGTGAGCGCATGCTCCACGTCGACCTCTTCCGCTGGCCAGTCGTCGTAGGTCAGCAGCACGTCCGACAGCGTCCCGCTGACTACCGCGTGCGTGACATCCACCTCGCCCGGCAGCCAGGTGTAGAGATCGCCACCCAGCGCGGCGTGCGTGATGCCCACGCTGTCGTCGAACATCACCGGGTACGGGTTGCTGACGAGGATGAGCTCCGCCGCGACGCCGAAGACCACGAACCCCGGCACGTCCTCGAAGGCCCACCCTGCCCGCTCGTTGCCCGGCTCGAGCATCACCGGCACCAGGTTGATGGTGCGCTGGACGCTGGCCGGCCGGCTCCCCAGGTCGTAGGACGGGCCGACGAAGGGCGGCTGCATCGGTCATCTCACCCCGCGATGAATCGCGCGAGCCGGCTTTCAGGCAGCGGGCCGAGCTGCAGCTGCGGCACCTCGCTGTTCGCGCGCTTGATGGCGCGCCGCGCCAGCGCCGCATTGCGGGCCACCGTCGGCGGGATCTCGCGCTCGAAGTCGGCTCCGACCTCTTCGGCCAGCGCGAACACCAGCGCCCGCTCGTAGCCGGACGGCAGGCCGTAGCTGGCCGTCAGGTCCGCGAAGGCCGACACCTGCACCTGCGCCAGCAGGTTCAGCGTGGCGCCATCGCCCGGCGCCGGGTAGAACCGCAGCACGCCCAGCGGCAGCGACGGCCGGTAGGTCATCACGATCGGCACCAGGCTGCCGATGTCCTTCAGCTCGATCGCGTTGAAGTCGGCCTCGTTGACCATCTGCAGCGGGTAGTCGATGCCGGCCACCGTGACGTAGGAGCCGACCTCGAAGCGGTCAGGCCGCGCCGTGGTCACGATGTCGGCGCCGGGCCCGATGGTGCGGGTCTGCACGCCGGCCGGCAGCGCCGCGGTGATCGTCTGCGTGGCGTACGCGTACAGGCGCTGCGTCTTCCACGAGTCGAGCACGCGGTTCAGCGCCAGCAGGCAGTCCTCGGCTTCGCCGGGCTTGACCGACTCGCCTGGCGCGACGATGCCGAGCTTGCCCAGGGCGGCGCGGATGATCGCGTTCGCTGTGGTCACTTCTTGCCCACGTGCTTGGCCGGCGGCGCCGGGCGCTTGAAGGCGGCCGCGGTGGCGACCGGAATGTCGTCGAGCGACGCAGCGACCTTTTCGGCCGCCGCCGGCGGCACGTCCTCAGTCCAGCCGGCGGCCAGCATCGCCTCGCGCTCGCCCGGCATCGGGTTGTGGAAGCCGTGGATCTGGTGCTTCAGGCGCATTTGAGTCTCGCTTGCTCGTGGCTGCCGCCGGGCCGGCGCAGCAGGTAGCGGTGGAAGTTGCCGCGGAAGACCGTCTCGCCGCTGTGGTGGTGCAGGTTCAGGTCAGGAACGATCCAGATCGGCCCGCAGCGCTCGCGGTAGCGCCTGGAGAAGGCGTAGTCCTCGCCCCACCAGACGCCGCCCTCGGCTCCGTGGTTGAACAGGTCCACCGACTGCCGGAACGGCGGGCCGTAGCACAGGTTCGGCCAGGCGCGCATGAACGCGGCCACGCCGGCGGTGGTGATCTTCATGAAGCCGGCCGGGATCAGCGTGGCGAGGATCGCGCCGTCGCCCTCGCGCACCATCGGGCGGCCGTTCGGGCCGACCTCGATCTGCCCCATGTACTCCTCGTCGGGCACCTTCGGGCGGTAGACGCCGGCCACGACGTCGCCTTCGGTCTCGACGAGCTTGAGCAGATCCACAGGATCCCAGCTCATGTCGTAGTCGAGGAAGACGATCGCGTCCGGCAGCGTGTCGAGCGCGGTGCGCAGCATCGTGGCGCGCGCGGCCGAGATGTACTGGCAGCCGACGAGCTCGACGTAGCTGTGCTGCCAGCCGGCGGCCTCGAGCACGGGCAAGGACGCCTCGAGCGCCGCGATGTAGGGCTTGGTCGGCCCGGTGATCGACGGCGTGCAGATGACGACCTTGCCCTTGCTCACTGAATCCCCTCCGGGTAGGGAAAAACGGGCGGCCCGGCTGTGATGCGCGGGCCGCCCAACCCTCTTGCAACTACCTCAGGGGATCAGGCCCCGCCCTTCCAGAGCCCGAGGGCCGTCAGGGTCGCGGTGACTTCGGTGCGCCAGGCCTCGATGTTGGCCGTGGCCGAGGCCACCGATGCGGCCTGCACCGTGTTCGCGCGCTGGGCGACCGGCGTGGCGCCGAAGAAACCGATCTTGTCGGTCGCCGAGCCGCCGATCTGCGCGCCGTCCGGCGAGCCGTAGTCGAGTCGTTCGTAGGTTGCCATGATGCAGGTTCTCCTTCAGGTCAGGCGACGGCCGAGCCGATGAGGCGGCAGGCCCATTCGGGGCGCAGCGCGGCGAATCCGTACAGGATGTCGATCCGCATGAGCTGCTCGTCGTTGCGGATGTCCGAGGCTTGCCACACGCGCAGCGAGAGGCCGTCCTGCATGCGGCGCACGCACTTCGCGGCGTCGTCCATCAGCGGCAGGTCGGCCGAGACGAACTGGAACGCCTCCGGGTGGTACATCAGCGGCTGCACGTAGCTCGCGTTGGCCGCGCCGACGAAGGTCACGGCCGCCGCGTTGAAGGTCGCCGTCGTCAGCGCCGCACCGGTGGCGCTGCCGACGTTGCGGCGCGCGCCCGTCAGGTAGATCGTCGGCGAGACGGTCGTGAAGTTGCCCGAGCTGCCCGTGATGACGAACTGCTGCAGGTACGGCAGGGCCGCCTTCGTCTCCGGGTGCACGGCGTAGACGCCGGCCACCGTGAAGACCGAGCCGACGGCCTGGGCAGCCACGGCGATGTCCGTGTGCATGTCGATCGTGCTGTAGCCGCCATCGGCAGCCGCGGTGCCCAGGCCAGCCGCGTCGGTGTTGCCCGTCACGTCCGAGCCGTTGGTCTGCGTCCAGCAGCGCTCGTTCTCGTAGAAGTCGGCCATCGACGTGCGGCGCACCATGCCCTCGCGGTACTGGTTGCCGATGTCGCCGCTGGGCGCGAAGTACGCGGCCACGCCCTTGACCAGGCCCGCCATCGTGATCGAGTCCATCTGGATCGCGCGCGCATCCTTGGGTGCGAGACACTGGTTCAGCTTGGCGCGCGCCAGGCCGGGAGCGTTCAGGTCGGTGATGGCCGTGCCGGCGCTGCCGGCGACGTTGTAGACCGCCTTTGTGGCGTAGGCCAGGTAGTCGGCCTCGATGCCGGACACCAGCACCTTGACCGCAGGCTCGATGTAGCGGCGCGAGAAGTCGTCGATCGACAGCGCCAGCTCTTGCGAGTTGAAGCGCATGTCGACGTGGTCCTGCGTCGCGACGGTGATGGTGCCGTTGTTCTCGCCCTGATCCTGCACGTCCATGACGCGCGAGCCCTGGGTGCGAACGTACTGGTTCGGCTTGCGCACGCGCAGTTGCTGGCCGATCTTGGCGCCGCCCTTCGCGAACGAGTCGTCGTACTGGCGATCGGTCGTTGCGATGAACTGGCAGCTTTCGTGGGCGACACGGAGCGCTTCGCGCGTGACCATGTCGATGGTGAGCAGTGAATTGGACACGTCGATTCCTTATGCGATGTTGCGGCTCTTGATCTGGGTCCGGCGCCACTCTGCGAACTCCTTGTCGCTCATGGCCGCCGGGTCTGGATCAGACTTCCCGCGGGTGCGAACTGCCGTCAACGGCGTCGGCGCCCCGCTGGCCTTGCTCTTGGCCTCTCGCTCAATCCGGTCTTCCAGCTTCGCGAGACGCCGCCCGATTTGCGCCGGGGACAGTCCGGTGAACGCCGCGGCCTCGTCCGGGTTCTGGCCGAGCCAGTGCAGCAGTTGGGCCGGCTTGTCGGCGTCGAGCACCGCCTCGATGAAGGGCGTCGGTTGCCCCCGTCGATCGGTGAACGGCACCTCTTCGGCGACTGCGTTCACTGCCTCGTCGAACCCGGCCAGCTTTCGCCCGGTGTCGAGCACGGTGCCCACGCGCTGCGCGACGGTCTGCTGGCGGACCAGCTGGCGTGCGCGCTCCTGGGCAATCTGCTCGATCTCACGCGGGTCGATCGACCTCGTGCGTTCGGCTTCCTGTTCCTGGTCTTGGCCCTGCTGGCCCTGGCGCTGCTGCATGTACTCGCGAAGCAGCTGGGCTTCGCGCTCTGCGGCGCCTCGGCCGGCGGTGAGCCGGTCGATCCGACGTTGCATCTTGCGGATCGTCTTCTGCTCGGGGGTCAGCTTCTCGCCACCCTCGGCGTCCTGCGACTGATCATCGCCGTGCTCTGTCGTCTCGTTTTGCGGCTGGGCGGTGTCCGCGTCTTGCTGCCCAGGTACGCCGTTCTGCCCTTGCTGGACATCGCTCGGCGCGGCGGTCTCGATCGTCGTTTCGGTGCTCACGTACACCCCTGCTGCACGGCTTACCCGCCGGGGGAGCGGCACGCCAAGTGAGCGTGCGCTAACGTGAGTATGGACTAACTTTGGCCCGGTGTGAAGGCCCGAGGCGGCGGCCCGGCCAGGATCTTCAGGCGCTCAGTCTCGGCGCGGTAGCGCGCCACGTCCTCATCGGCCTCGTCCGATTCGGTCTGCGCGGCCAGCTTGGCGGCCTCGATGCTGCGGTCCTGCTGCAGGCCCTGGTTCTCCTGCTGCAGGCGGCCGATCTCCTTCTCGCCGGCGTCGAGCATGGCCTCCATCTGCTGCATCTGCTGCTGCATCTGCTGCAGTTGGGCCTGCACCTGCGGCGGGATCGGCTGCCCGTCGCCGTTGTCCTCGTTGACGATGCGCTGCACCTCCGGCGGCGCCATGGCCAGCAGCATGCGCGCGGTCTTCTCGGCGTCCGGCCAGTCGCGCAGCTTCATCAAGACGGGCGCGAGCACCGGCGCGAACTGCGGCGCGGCCTGCAGCACCTGGGCGATGCCCTCGGCTGCTTCCTGGCGCTGCGTCACGTAGTTCGGCCCCGACACCACGCGCACGTCATAGGCCCCGACGCCCGGATTGATGGCGACGATCTTGTTTCCCTGCTTGCGCACCGCCGGGCCCTGAGGGTCGACCTCGATCGCGTCGTTCTCGCCCTCGATGCCGAGGATGCGCGCCTGGCGCTTCGTGTCGTACAGGCGCGGGATCATGTCGACGACGATGCGGCCCAGGTGCTCGATCGAGCGGCTGAGGTTGTCCGAGAAGTGGTAGGTAGCCGTCGCGCCCTGCTCCTTGCGCTCGCGCTCCTGGCGGCCGCTGGTGGCGTTGCTCGGGTTGCCCAGGCTGGCCTGGTTCATGCCGATGCTGGCCTCCAGGTCCCCGAGCGCGATCTGCCCGCCCTGTGCAAAGGCCGCCGGAAAGGTCGGCGGGGCCATGCGCTGCGGCATCGGCAGCGGCTGGCCCTCGCCGTCCATGTGGTTGTACGGCAGGTAGGCCGGCGAGCCGGTGTTCAGCGCGTTCCAGTGCTTCTCGTGGCCCTCGACCGACTCGACCGGCGTCAGGATCGGCGCCTTCGGCTGCATGGCCACGGCCTCGACCAGGGCGCTGCGCTCGTAGTTGTAGGCCCGCTGCGCGTCCATCATGCGCCGCGTCAGGCCGCACAGGTAGCGCTTGCCGTCCACCCAGAGCTCGAACCCGATGACCGGGATGAACCCCAGCCACTTGCTCGGGAAGTCAGTCTCCTCGAGCACCTCGGCGCCGCTCAGGTGGCACCACTTCACGCTGCGGTCCTTGGCGCGGAAGTTCTGCACGACCTTGGGCTGGTAGCCGATCTGCTTCGCCAGCGACCAGTAGTCCTCTTCGTTCAGCTCGAACTGGCCGCCCTCCGGCGACTCGACGACCATCATCGGGCGCTCTGTCTCGACGACGTGCTGGTACTCGCAGATCCGCACCGCGTCGTCCATGATCCACTTGCCGTCGGCGCTTTCCCAGCTCGCCGCGGTGGCCTTCGGAAACCGCGCCTTGAACGCGCGCTTCGAAAGCACCGTCTCTGCGAAGGCGTACATCGCATCGCAGCCGTCCGGCTCGGTGGAGTCGGGGTCCAGCACGATCGACAGCGGATCGTGCACGCGCTTGATCGTCACCTCCTGGTGATTCGTCTCCGAGCGCACGATCTCCGGCACCACGCGCAGCCAGCCGCGGCCGCAGCGCGCGGCGTGCTCGACGGCGGTGTCGTAGGCGATGGCGGCCCGCGAGCGGTATTCGATGTGCCGGATGATGCCGTCCAGGCGCTTGGCGACCTCGATATCGGCGCCGGAGTCGACCGGCAGCGTGCTGATGCCGGGCTTGTTCTTGCGCGCGTCGTTGACGACCTGGACGATGTACTGATTCGTCCGGTCCAGCGTCAGGCAGACCCGGTTCTGGCGCAGCTTGAGCGCGTCGTCGTCCCACTGCTGCGGGTCGCTCGGGTTGCTGAATCGCAGGTCTTCCTGCATCCGCTTGTGCTGGTCGCGGACGGCCTCCTGGGCGTCCTCGTAGCGTTCGAGAGCCTTGCGGTGCAGGTCTTGGGCCATGCTCGCATGTTAGTGCATGCTCACTTGGAGCGCAACGGACTACGCCGGATCGTCATCCTTCACGACGCGCACGGTGCCGGTCTCAAAGTCCAGCTCTATCCGCTCGTCATGGTCCACGGTGACAACATCGCTGAACATCGTGCGCTGCACCGTCACTTGGCCGACGCCCTCGTCGGTGTTCATCTCGGCTCTTTTGCCTGTGTCCCACGTCACGAACCGCGCCTCTTTCTTGCTCATCGTTCCTATCCTACGCCGCCTGCCAGTTCCGCGGGCGCTCGTCGAGCTTGAGTGTGCGCGGCTCGCGCGCCGGCCGTGTGAGGCCCGCGAACAGCTCCGCCAGACCCCAGATGAGCGCGTCGGCCCGGTTCGGGCTGCCGGTGCCGGTGTAGCCGCTGGTGCTGAAGGCGCAGAGCTCGTCCTCCAGCTTCGCGTGCATGCCGACGTGGCGCACCTTGCCCTGCTCGTACAGGGCGCTGAAGGGCTCGGCGCGTTGCACCTTGCCGCGGCTGGCGGTGACCATCTTGAACTTCGGCCGGGCGGCCAGCTCGCGCGCCGCGGTGGCGATCGTGGCCTCGACCATCGCGCCGCCGAAGTTCGTTTCGCCGACGATCACGTCGGCCAGGTGCCGCTGCCACGCCTGCACCGCCACGCGGCCCCAGGCCGCCGGCCCCGCCTTCATGGTCAGATCCTCGAGCAGGTACGCGCGCCCGTCGCCGCCGAGCGCCACGACGACGATGCCGATCTCGTCGTTGTCGGCGTTGTCGGTGTCGCCTGCACCCGAGGGGTCGACGGCAACCACGACGCGCACGTAGTCCGGCAGCGTGTCGCCGGCGTCGACGCGCCAGCGGTCGATGATCGCCTCGTCGAAGAGGGCGTTCGGCGTGGCCTCGCTGAACTCCCCCTCCTCGAACCGCCTGCGCATGCGGCCCGACAGCGCCTTGAGCGCGTTCAGGTACTCCTCGCTCAGGTTCGCCAGGTTGTCCCGCGGGTTCATCTGAAAGCTTGCGTAGTTGCCCGGCTCGCGCAGCGGCTCGCGCGTGTCGGGGTCGACGAGCTGCTTGAAGACCTTGAACGTCCAGTGCGACTTGCTGGGCGGGTTGCAGTCGAACAGGAAGCGCAGCTTCAGCGGCTCCGGCGGCTGGCCGGGCAGCTCGGCCATGACGCGCTGCGCCAGGCGCGTCAGCAGCAGTTGCACGCCCGGCCACCCGACCTGGCTGGCCTCGTTGACGTAGATCGTGCTGAACTCCAGGCCCAACATCTTCTCCATGCGGTCCGACTCGTCCAAGCCCCCGAACCAGATCTGAGCACCGTTCTTGAACTCGACGTACCAGTCGGTCTTGTTGAGGTTGTAGGCGACGCCGGGGAAGCACTTGCGCATCACCGCCGGGAAGGTGTCGAGCACGATCGACGCCTTGAGGTGGTTGAACCTCAATCTGACGATCAAGTGCCGCGAGCGCTTCGCCTTGAGCGCGCGCAGCACAATGCATCGCACGAGCAGGAACGTCTTGCCGCTGCGGCTGCCGCCGAACAGCATGATCCACGTCGCGGCGCTGGAGAGCACCGTCTCGACCGCCTCGCGCTGGCGTGCGGTCGGGGTGAAGGTCACAGCTTCGACTCGGCCGGCGTGATGACGAAGGTCACGGCGCCCAGGTGCTCGACGCGCTCGACGAAGGCGCCCAGGTGCTTGCCCTCGAGCTCGGCCGCTTTCAGCGCGGCGCCGTACTCTTCGGCCTGCTCGGCGAGCTTGCCGCGGCGGCGGATGTCTTCCATGACGTCGGCGACGGTGCGCTCGGTCTTTTCGGACAGGCGCTGGCGCTTTTCGGCGATCGCGGACGAAACACCAACATTGACCAACAGCCGCGGCCCGACGGTGTTTGGCTCGCCGCGGTAGCCGGCGCGCACCGCGGCGGCCGTCGCATTCAGGTCGACGAGGTATTCCTCGACGAACCTCTGCTGCTTCGGCGTCAGCCCAGGCACGGCACTCCCCCGCAAGTCGGGCACTTTGCCGCGGGACGCACCATGTCCTGCAGCCGCGCGATTGTCACCGGATGCCTGATCCGGCGCAGCGTTGGCCGCTTGTCATGCGCCGTGACCTCGACCTCGGCACGCAGCACCGTGTAATCGAGTGCGACCATCACCCGGTAACGACGGCCGCCTGATTCGACCCACTTCAGCACGGCACAATCTCCGCAACTCGGACCCGAACCTCCGGCCGCAGCCCGTACAGCTTCGACGCGCTCAGGGCCACGATCTGCTTGTCGTCGGCCCAGGCAATGCCGTTGCCGCCGTCCGCGACCGCCTTCGCGATGTTGTCGATGTCGGGCTTCGTGGTCGGCCGCTCCCGGCCCGCCAGCGCCCCTTCCCGGCGTTTTTTCGACCACGAGGCGGGGATGGTATGGACAGCCTCGATTTCGACCGCCAGCGGCCCGAGAAACGGCCCGGCGCCGGCCATCGCTGACTGCGCGGCCATGGCGACCAGTCCCTCGTAGGCGACGGTCTTCTGCGGCGTGAACATCCGCGCGTGGCCGTTGATCTTGCCGACGCGGGCGCGGCCCTTGCCTTGGGGGTCGCCGGGGATGACGAAGGCGACCTTGGTGATCAAAGCATCACCCCTTCCTCAACCCCGCCGCGCATGCGGAACTCGAAAATCGCCTTGTCCCATGCCCTGACCCTGGCGTGCGTCTGCTCGATTTCCTCGCCGGGGTAGGCGATCGCGGCGAGCCGGGCGCGGTATTCCGGCGTCGGAACCTTGCCGGTCATGGTGGCGGCGTAGGGGATCGAGTTGGCGGCCTGGCGCGCGCCGCAGGCGGTGCAGCCGGCGGTGTAGAGGCCGGATGTCGGGTTGGCTGCCGCGGCGGCGCAGGCCTGGCAGCCGGGGGTGAGGTCGGGGGCTTTCACGAGACGACCCGAAAATCCGGCAGCGCGTCAGCGGCGTTCAGGCCGATGCCCACCCGGCGGTGCAGCTTCAGCGCGGCGCGCCGCTTCGCCGCCTGCACGGCTTCGTACTCGACCTTCTCCGGGTGGTTCCAGTTGCACGATGCCGGCCACCTGTCGCGGATGCTCTGCGTGACCGCTGGCCACTCGCGCGGCGCTGCTTTCGCGTGCTCGAAGCATGCCCAATGCGCGCCGTTGTCGAAGGACGAGCTGGCCGCGTTCGGACAGCCATGCGCTGGGCAGTGATGGTCGATCGGCTTCGCCTCGGCGGCAAAGCGCTGGTCGGATTTTTCGTCGAATGCGGTGCGCCTCATGCGGCCTCCGAGTGGTACTTGCCTTCGAGCGTTTTCGCCCAGTTCTCGGGCTTGACGAGCCATGCGAGCTCGGCCGCGAAAGGTGGTCGACCGTTCGCTGCCTGGGACCGTCCCGACAGGAACCGCGACTGCCCGACGTAGGCGAAGAGCTTTCGCAGGTAGGCCAGCCCTTCGGCCTCGTTGCGCCAGCCCTTCTCGGCCGCGGTTTCGCGCCACCTTGCCCGGAGGTGGTCGGCCCTGGCGCCGCGCCACAACCCGGCGTTGTGCTGCGGCAGGGCCGGCAGCACCTCGGCCCAGAGGGCGAGAACGTCCCGGTGCGGGCAGTCCGGTGGACCCTTCGCCGGAG